GCCGCGGTGCCGTTCGGTGTGCGCGGCCCGGCAGGGCACGCACGTCACGGTCCCGGCGCGGAGGTGCCGCTGGTACCCCTGGGGGGTGCCGCAGTGCCCGGGGCTGAACCGGCCGTCGGGACGTGTCGCGGGTTCCTTGGGGTTCGCTGCACGCCATGCCCGGTGATAGGCGGAGTTCGCTGCCCGGCACGCGTCACAAATGTCCGTGCCGTAGCGGCGGTGCTGCTTGTAACCGGCTTGGCTCCCGCACTTGGACGGGTCGAACACGCGGGGCCGGGCAACCGGGGCGCGGACGGGGCGGGGCTTGACGGTGGTTGGGGTGAGCTTGACGGGCGCCGGCACCGGGGCGGCGTCGCGCTGGGTGCCCTTGTAGACGTAGGCCATGGTTACCGCCCTGCCTTGATGCCGATGAGGGCGGAGAGGATCGCTTCCGCCAGGAGCGGGGGGACCGCGTTGCCGATCTGGAGGAACTGCTTCGTCTTCGTGCCGCACCAGACGAACGGCCTCGGCGGGTAGCTCTGCAGCGTTGCCGCTTCATCGGTGGTGAGGCGCTCCGTGGATCCAGTCCAGCCGGGAGAGCCGGTGTAGCGCTCGTGGTACTTGGCGATGGGTTCGGCGCCGCCCGCGTCCGTGCCGCCGCCCGTGATGGTCGGGGACGGGCGGTCAGTGAGTCCGCGGCCCGGATAGGACTGGATGATCGCGGCCTGCTCGACGGTGATTGGCTGGAAGCCCCCGCCCCGCTTTGCCTCCCGGAGTGCGAGGTGGTCCCCGACCACAGCCGGGGCGAACCCGACCGATGCGGAATCGTGTCCGAACGCGATTGTCCCGGCGGGCTCCGTCATCGGGCGCCGGGCTGAGTTCTTCTGGACGCCGTGGCAGATGGTCAAATCGTCCCCGCCCCAGCCGAGAGCCTCGGCCATGCTTACCCATTTCAGGACTCCGGCGTCGAGCTTGTCCGGGGTGCGGGAGTAGTACTTCGAGTGCGTCGGCGCTGGCAGGTTGACGGGCCCGCCGCGGCGTGCGACGAGGATGGCCCGCTTGCGGGTCTGTGGGACGCCGTACTGCTCGGCGTTGAGGACTTCGACCTTGACCTGGTAACCCCATCCGCGCATGACTTCGGCGCACGCTTCCCACACGGGGAGGACGGTCGGGACCTGTTCGAACGCGACAAGCCGGGGGCGGTCGCGCCAGACGTAGGCGAGCGGGGACAGGACGAGCGCGGTCCGCATGTCGTGCTGCTCACCGAAGGCCAGGAGGGCGTCGGCGTCCTTGTAGGCGTGCAGCTCGATCGCTTCGAGGACTTCGTCGAGTGCGGCACGTCCGGCGCCCTTCCCGGCCAGGCTGAATGTCTGGCACGGCGGCGACGCGATGAGCAGGCCATAGGGGCCGTAGGCGTTCCGGTGCTGTTCGGCGGTGAGCTGCAAACCGTCCCACACGTCGTGGTAGATGGTGTCCATGCCGTTCGCCGTGCGGGTCGCCACAGCCTCGGGCATGATCTCCACCCCGGCCTCTTTGATGCCGAGCCGCTTGCAGGCCACTCCCCAACCGGTGCCCGCGAACAAATCGAGGGCCTTGATCCGGGCGCTCATGCCGCGTCCCGGTTGAGGTAGTTGTAGGCGCCGGAGCGGGTGAGGCCGCCGAGGGCGTCGCCGAGCTGCTGGAACGTGGCCCCGTCGTCGTGGGCGACCTGGGCGGCGCGCTTGCGGAGGTCCTTCAGTGTTTCGTAGACGTGAGAGACATCACGCAGGATGGTGAGAGAATCTTCGGCGGGCGGCATTGCGGGCACGCCGGATGAGCGGTTATTGTTCACTTAGAACCATTCCCCTTAGTAATGGTTGGGCCCGTCAGGTGGTTGGACACCGGCGGGTCTTTCTTTGTTTTCGTACAAGTACAGTCTACCGCAGAGTTCCCTAGTGTTACGTCGTTTCTACGCAATGACACGCCGGTAATTTACGTGTTTCTTGCGTCGAGTTACCTACTCATCCCCGGGCACGCGAAAGGACCCGCCCGGCGTGATGCCGAACGGGTCCCAGATGGTGCGGGGGCTAGAACGGGGGCGAGTTGTCCGCTCCGCCTCCGCCGTTGCCCCAGGTGTCGGCCTGCGCCGGCTGGTTGCCCCAGTTGCCCTGAGCCTGCCCGCCCGTGTTGCCGCCGCCATTGCCGGAGCGCTGCGTGCGGTTCACCTTCGCGTTCGCGTACTTCAGGCTGGGGCCGATCTCGTCCACCTCCAGCTCAATCACGGTGCGCTTCTCGCCCTCTTTGGTTTCGTAGGACCGGGACTTCAGGCGGCCCTCGATGAGGACGCGCATACCCTTCGTCAGTGATTCGGCGACGTTCTCCGCCGCCTCGCGCCACACCGAGCACCGCAGGAACAGGGCCTCCCCGTCGACCCAGGAATTGCTGTTCTTGTCGAACGTGCGCGGGGTGGACGCGATCGTGAAGTTTGCCACGGCGGACCCGCTCGGGGTGAACCTCAGCTCAGGGTCGGAGGTCAGGTTGCCAATAACGGTGATGGTGGTTTCGTTAGCCATGTTCAGTTGCTCTCTTTGTTGTTAAGGTATTTGGTGAGTTTGATTACGAGGGTTTCGGCGTCCTCAGTCGTCATGCGCAGTGATTGTGAACGGGTGGAGCTCTGCTCGATGCGAAGCGTCACAGCGCCGAACTTCGGGTTGTCGCGCTCAGGAGTGTCCAGAACCTCGATGAATGCGAAGTTGTCCGCTTCGCTGTCTGGTTCGTTTGCCATGATCATGCCGCCTTCTTCTGCGTTACGGTGCGGTTGTAGATGTTGTCGATGAGGTTCCAGGTGCCGGTCGCGAGGTCGTAGAACGGCGTGTCTTCCGGTGAGTCCCAGCGGGAGAGCTTCCACCCGTATTTCCGTGCCCTTGTCGCCCACGTCTGGTTGGACTCGATCAGGCCGTTGGCGGATGAGCACATGACGATGACGTTCGCTGGCCGGTCGAGGGTCTTGGATCCTCCCATGCCGCGGTTGATGCGGTGCTGGGGGACGAACGTGTCCTCCCGGCCCACACACCCGCAGGGGCAGTGCATGTCGCGGGCGAGGTAGAGCGCGAACTGGCGGCCGTTCATCGCATCCTCTCGATCGCGTCGATTTCGGCGTAGTGCGCTTCCATCCAGACGCGAAGTTTCTTGCTGAAATTGCCGCACACGATCAGGGTTGCTTGGCGGTCGAGCTTCAGACGTCCGGCCACTTCGTCGATGCCTTCGCAGAGGGTGTCCAGCTGGAGTTCGATGGACGTGGCGAGGTCGGCGCCCGCTTGCGGGTCGCTCATGCCGCCATCGCCTGACCGGCCGGCTGAGCGGCCCACTCGGAGCGGATGGCGGAGTTCAGGGAGCGGCCGATGTCGAGGCGGTCCCGCAGCACCCGGATGGACTCCCGCGCCGCCCGCAACACCTGGTCCGCGATCTCGACGTCCAGCTTCTGCGTCTCCGTCGCCAGGATGGCGGTCTGCTTCCGCAACCCCTCCGCCCCGGTCGCCGCGATGAACGCCCGCGCATAGGCCACCTCGTAGCGGGACCGGGCACGGACCGCCGCGTCGTCAAGGTCCCGGATCTCAACCTGCTTCGCGTCCAACTGGCGGCCGAGGTTCGCAAGTTCGAGAATCACTTGATTGGTGGTGGGGGTGCTCACGATTCCATGGCCTCCAGTCTGGTCCTGTACGGGTTAGTGAGGGGCAGCGACTCGTCCCGCTCGTGCCGTGTCGCATAGGCCTGCGCGCCTTCCTCCCATGCTTCGGCGAGGTTGTGGAGGCGGCGTTCTTCGCCCCGGCGCGCTTGCCTAGCCCGATTGTCCGCTTCCGTAGTCCGGTAGCATCCGTGGCACCTTCCGGACATCCACGACTCCGGGGCGGCATTACTGCAGTGGAGGCAGATCCGGCTCCGGCACTCCGGGCAGTGGTTCCTGACGCTAGCGCTGGAGTTTGTGTAGTTCTCGCGGGGATGCATGCAGGTGCTCACGCGGCGGCCTCCTGCCGGGCGGGTTCGATCTGGGGCAGGACGGTGCCGGCGGCGAGGTCGTTCAACTCGCCCCGGACGTACGCGGTGGCGATCTTCTCCCGCCCGCCGGGGGCGTAGGTGACGGTGAACGATGACGGACCCTTGCCCGGCACGCGCCGGACGCCGGGGATGGCCTCGCCCGTTTCGACGTCGATCAGTTCCCCGTCGTCGCCCTCAATCGCGGTCTTGATCTTCGCGGCGAGCCATGACGGCCGGACCCGCTTCACATCCCGGGCCGGAACAGCCGGGACGTGTTCGACGTCGATGCCGTCGTTCTGTTCGGCCCACTCGAACAGGGCCGCCTCGTCCACCGTCTTGTCGGACGGCTTGCCTTCGGGGAGGGTGATGGAGCCGATCTTCGTCCCGTCCGGGAGGGTGATGGCAAACGATTTCGTCCCCTCGTCCTCGTAGCGCTCCAGGAGCTGTTCGAGGTGCTGGGTGCGGGCGTCGGCCAGGAACGCGCCGAGCGCGTCATGGTAGGCCTTGATCAATGCGATCCGCTGGTTGTCCTGCTTGATGCTCATTGGGTTCCCCTATGCTGCCCGGGCGGCCAGCGCGGTGCCGGCGGCCGTGATGTTGTCGATGACGGTCTGTGATGCGTTCATGCCGCGGGCCTTGGCGAGCAGGTCCAGGAGCATGTCGCGGTTGTTCTTGGCCGCGTCCAGGAGTTCGTCCCAGTTGGGCTGCTCGTGGCGGCGGGCGGCGAGGGCCTGCGCCCCGGCGTCCCCGGCCGGTGCTGGGCGGACGTCCTCGCGGCCCTTTTCCTCGGCTGCGTCGTGCAGGTCGCCCTTGTGCCAGAGATCCAGTGCCGCGCCGAACCGCATTCCGGCGTTGCGGAGCGCATCACCGATAGCCTCCTTCACGGCGTTGGCGCCGCGCTTGCCCTGCGCGTCCCCGTAGCCGAGACGGGTCACGCCGCAGATGGAGAGCTTGATCCAGAGCCCGCCGTCCTTGTCGAACGCGGGCAGCCCGTCCGGGCCGGTAGCCATCGGCTCCCAGGACCATTCCGGGTCCACCTCCAGCAGCCGGTCGGTGAGGGCGGCGTGCCCGACATAGTCCAGGTGCACGGCGGGCATCCCGTGGTAGCCGCCGCACTCCCGGCAGTTCGAGCGGGGCGAATCGGACTTGTAGGGCTTGGGGAGTTTGTTGATCTGGTGCGGCTCGAACGGTTCGCGGAGCCGGGCCAGTCCTGTCGTCTTTTCGGTGCTCATCGTGACGTCTCCTTGTAAATGGCGGCGATGCCCTTGTCTGTGCCGCCGCAGCTTCGGGCGACTTCGTTGGCGCGGCGTCCGTCCTGGCCGTAGCGTCCGATTGGGGAGCCGATTTCGTCGTACACAATCCACTCGCCGGCCTGGTCGTCATGCGGGTCATAGCTCATCGGGTCAGCTCCTGCTTCTGGGTCCACGCTTCGATGCGGGCTTGGGATGGGTTGACGTATCCGGAGGTCACGGCCTCGCGGGTGTCGGGCGTGGGGTCGGTGTGGCCGGGGCAGTAGCAGACGTCCAGCCGGCACGTGTCGCAGCGGTACAGGCCGCCGCAGTAGCAGTTCACAGTCCGAGCCTTTCGTCGTCATGGGCACAGCCGGTGCAGGTGCAGGGGAGCTGGCGGCGGATCCGGCGGCTCAGGGCAGCCTGGGCCCGGTTCTCCGCTGCGGCATCGGCACGGTCCGCGGCGAGAGCCCAGGCGAGCCAGACACCGGCGCCGACCGTGGCGAGCATCAGGATAAAGACGTTCATGAGAGTTCCCAGCGGGTCTTGATGGTGCCGAGGGTGAGGGAGGTTTCCCAGAACATCGTCAGGAGCAGGGAGTCGCGGAGGT